ATGGTGTTCAAAGTTGCCAAAATGTCACGGAATCGGGGAGATCATGACCTTTCTGCATGGTTTTGACCCATGTGCATGCACCCTGCACTTATTGCGTAAGGGAGTCACCTGTGGCATATACCCCCACCGCCTATATTCAAGAGAGATGTTGTTTCCCTCTCCCCTGCTTTTTGTTTGTTTTCAACCCTTACCACATCCCGCCAGGGTGTGTGGTCAATGCTTTGGCACATTAGTTTCATGGTCTGAAGGTTTATTATCCCTAAAGGGATATAACTACATCTATACATAACTATATAGAGTACGAGGTATTAATTATATATATATATAGTTAATGTCTTTAGGGGGGTTGTAGGGGGGATGTTGACAGGGTGGGATTGATCTGTCAAGTTGCGATGTGAATGGGCCATGCGAGTTGGCTCTACACCGAGGAGGGTGTGATGGCTACAGTTCAGGATTATTTGAATCTGGCGATCTCTGGGACGATCAGCAACCAGACGAAGACGGACGTTGAGTTTCAGTTGCCGAATGACATTCGGAAGCTGTCTGACATGAAGGTTGATGCGTGGCAGGTCACTCGCTCAACGATTGCTGCTGGTGCGACGGCCACGTTCAACGTGGTTGGCAACGCGACGAGTCTTTTCATGGTGTTCTTTTCTCACCCTGTTGCGGTCACCGAGATCGACAACGGTGCTGTTGGGTTCAACACTTCTTTCTTTTGTGTCTGGACGGATCGTTCTGACGGCACGTACTCGATGCGGTTGTCTTCGACTGACAGCTTGAAGATCACGAACACTCTCCATTCTCCCAACTACGTCGGCACCTCTGGTGGAGCAACCACCGCAGTGGATGCGACGGTTGTGGAGGTTGCGTTCTCATCGACGGCGTAGTAGCGTTGGCCTCATGAGTGAGGATGATTCGGAGGGAACGATGGGTGCAAGCGCTGTTGGAGATGGAAATTCCGTGCTTGGCATCCGCCTGGGCACCCTTCCTGCCCCGGTTGTTGATGCGATGTTCGTCGCCCTTGTTTCCGAAGCCGAGCGTTCTCATGGGCCTTGTGTTCGCGCTGCCATCGTTGCCAGCTTTGCTTCTGCTCGGGTTGAAGCGGAGATCATGGACGACGATGAGATTTCGCCGCGTGAACGGCTGAAAGCCGCGCAGCAGTTGCGTGATGGTTTCGCCGAGGCCTGCAAGTTGGTGTCGGGGACGTCCCGTGTGTCACTCCCCCAGTCAGGCAACTCCGGGGCGTCCTCGACTCCTCTTGTTCCCGACGCCTTGGAAGAGATGTATGGCGACGAAGGTTGAGCAGTTCCAGTCGGACTGTCTCGCGGACCTCTCCTTCTTTGCCGAGAATCCGGTTGCACCTCTTTACATTGCCCCTGAGAGTGGCCCCATCGCCCGGGTGGAGTTGCGCCGTGTCCAGAAGCGTCTTGCGGAGGTGGTGAACCGTCAGTGGTTCATGAAGGGCTGCCTGCGTGTAATTCTCTGCAAGGCCCGCCGGATTGGTGCGACGACGTTCTTCTGCATGGATGCATATCGCCAGGCTTCGTTGAAGCAGAACACGAACGTGGTGATTGGCGCCCAGTTGGATGACATGGCCGAGCGCATTCATGAGCGCAACCACATCTTCCACGCCAACTATCCTCCTGCGCTTCGTCCGTCCCGTCACGGCAAGAGTCGTTCATTCAAGGAGCCGATGGAGTTTCGCCGGGATGTGCCGGAGGCGGAGCTTGCTGCGTGGGAGGCTGGGGGTCCGAAGCCTGACATGGGGCTCAACTCGTCGATCTCCATCTTCACTGAGCGCACCCCGCTGGCTCGTACTGGGGCGACGATTCAATACCTTCTGCTCTCGGAGTTTGCGAAGTACCGGAATCAGGGGACGATCATCAAGGAGATGTTCCCGACGGTTCGTCGTGGTACGGGTGCGATTGTCATCGACACCACCGCAGAGGGTCGTGGGGATTCGTACTCTCGTCTCTGGGAGGAGGCTGTTGCGGGTCGTTCTGAGTTCGAGCCCGTGTTCATCTCGTGGCTGGATGATGACCAGCAGTGCCATCAAGACCCGACTCAGGAGAACGTGGACAACTTTCATCCGTGGCTTGAGTGCGTTCGAAGGGACGACCTTGCTGGGATTCGCAAGTACTCGTCCCGCCTGAACCTCGACGAGGAGGAGCACGAGCTTCTTCGGGACCACGTCATGCCTCGTTGGAATGCCATGACCGAGGAAGAGCGTTCTCTTCTTCACCCGATGGGGTTTGTTGAGTGGAGGCGGTGGGCTATCCGCGACAGGTGTGATGGGCGCGTTTCGGTGTTCAAGAACCAGTACCCGACTCATTGGCGCGAGGCCTTCCTGTCGAGTTCCATCACCATCTTCGACATGGCGCAGATCGGCTTCCAGCATGACAGGATCATCGAAGAAAAGGAGATGGCTGTTCGCGGGGAGATGATCGAGACGGGCGGAAGAAACGGGATGGAGGTTGACCCGGATGCCATGATGGCTCAGGTCGATCGCCGCCTGATGACCGTCAGGTCTTCGATGTTCTCCTTCTCGGAGTCTGCCCACGGCCCGGTTCATGTCTACGAGCCCCCTCAGCCAGACGCCGAGTACATCATCGCCAGTGATTACGCCGAGGGGTTGAGCGACAACTGCGACTACAACGTGATTCACGTCTACAAGCGAGGAGACTCTCTGGAGCAGGTGGCGTGGTTTCACGAGAAGTGCTACCCGGAGGAGTGTGCATCCGAGGCGATTGCGCTCGGTGCCTGGTACAACATGGCGTGGCAGATTCCCGAAGTGAACTCCTGTGGTGCGGCAGCGCTTGCTTTGATGAGGACGTGCTATCCGGTGGACAGGATCTACCGACGAAGAGCGCCAGACAATGCAAAGACGCTGACACCCTCATCGCTTCTTGGATGGAAGATGACGGGCCGAAGCAAGGCCGAGGCTGTTGGAAACGCGACGACCATGTTCAAGCAGGGCCGGGTGATTCTCAGATCTGAGCGCACACTCCGGGAACTTGGCGCATTTGTAAAAAAGTCAAAGCGAATGCTTCCAGAGGCCATGGACGGAACGGACCCGGTCACGGGAGAGCCATACCATGACGATGAAGTTGTTGTGATGGTTCTTGCCATTCACGCATCAAGGCAGTTGCCCTGGAGAGGGACGCCGGTTCAGAGCGCGAGAAAAGCCGAGATACTGAACTGTCAGCACATTGAAGTTGCCGATTGTGTGTGCGTGAAGTGCGGCGAGAGGTTCCCTGAGCTTGCTGAAACAAAAATGACTTTTGACAGCTTGCGGAAAATGGTAAAGGACAGTACAGAGGAAAAGCGCCGCAGAAATGAATTTCTGCCCTTCTGACAGGAGGCCATGTGGCTTACGACCCAAGAGCACAGTTTTCTCCGGGAACTCCGATGTACGATCCTCGCGCAAGCGCTGGTCAGAACATTTCGGGCATGGCACAGGGCCGAGCCCCGATGAACCCGACATCGCAGCCCCGTTATGAGATGGGCCGACAGGCCATCCAGGGCGCAAACAACATGCGTCAACAGCGCCAGACCCAGGTTCCGGGAACATTTCAGGTTCCTTCGGGGCCAGCGCCCTTTCGTCAGGAGTTTGGCCAGGCGTCTCCTCAGCCACCTGGAATGCAGACGGGACAGGCGCAGAGATTTCAGCAGGCTGTTCAGCGACGATTCCCCATGGCGACGAGCTTTCAGCGTCAGGGACAGGAGGCGCGGCAGATGCAGCAGCAGCGGCAAGCGCAGCAAGGGCAGCAGATGCAACGGCGCGGCATTCCGCAAAACCCAGAGCAGGCATCGCAGCTTGGGTGGAGCATTGGAAACGCGATCCGCCAGCTTCTTGACCAGATGGGAACGGGGGGAATGGCGTGATTGAACTTCTGATTCCCGGATTGATCCAGGGGGCGGTCGGGTACATGCAGCAGTCGATGGCGGATGATGCTGCCATGGAGCGGCTTCAGGACCAACAGGAGCAGGAAAAGGACATGCTTTCAGAGCAGTCGCGCCTTGCCCCTGCGGATTACTTCCAGCCGCTTCCGATGAACATGGCGTTTGCCCAGCCGTCTCCCTCTGCCCCGCAGCAGGTTGACTGGAGCGGAATGTTTGGAAATCAGTCGATGTATCCGCAGCTTCCGTCCTACGGGACACCACCCCCACCACCGCTTTACTGATGGCACGAAAGACCGTGAACAGCGACGACCCTCTGGTTCAGTACGTTCAGAAGTGCATTCGTCGCAACCGGGAGGCTCGAAAGCCTGTCGAGTGGCGATGGTACGAGAACGCTGCGTTCGCGGCTGGGTACACGAACGTGGAGTACGACCCGATGCGCATGCGCCCCGTTGCGCTGCCGATTCGTGCGGACGACTCCACCAATCCCCAGATTCAGGACAAGCTGCGGAAATACCACGCGAAGCTGATTGCCCCTCGGATGATGCCCGAGTGTGTTCCGGCTCGGAATGACCGTGACAGCCGAAAGCGCTCCGAGGTTGCGAATGCGCTGATTCTGCATTTCTGGGAGAAGATGGGCTCCATCTACTCCGACCACGCGGCAAAGCTGAACATGATGGTGTTTGGCAACGGGATCCTCGCAATGCAGTGGAACCCGGATGATGGCGAGTGGGTCACGGACTATCAGTACGACCAGGGCGAGCCGGTGTTTACGGAGATGAATGTTCCCCAGACGGATGAGTTTGGGCAGCCATCTCTCGTGGACATGCCGATGATGACTGAGAAGGTGATGAGCACGAAGACGTGGCAGCAGGGACTTCCCAAGCTGCGCTCGGTTCATCCGTTCAACTTCTTCCCAGATCCTCAGTGGCGGCACTTGAGCATTGACCAGTGCATGAACTACGCCGAAAGGCAGATCATCCCCTACGAGCAGTTGCCTCATTTGTTTCCTGACCTCGACATGGACAAAGTCCGCCCGATGAAGGACCCGGAGGACTCGTTCTTGTTTCGTGAGGTTGATTCGACCTTTGGTGTTCGGAACCAATTGAACGGCCTTGAGGAGCAGAAGCTGGTCGAGGTGTTTGATTTCTATCATGCGCCCCTGAACATTCCGAATCAGAACATCAATTATCCTCGTGGGTTTCGGATGATCTTGATCGGCGATCAGGTTGTTGATCTCGTGAAGGGCCTTCCCTACAACACCTACCCACACGCAACTTTCCGTGACCGGCAGTATTCGGATCGCGGATGGGGGATGTCGATCACAGACGTTCTCCGTGGTGCACAGAAGCGTCTGGATCTCGTTGAGCGGATTCAAATCCGCGCAGCGGAGCGGACTGCCGACCCGCCCCTGATGAAGCCACAGGGCTCGACGGACCAGAATTTCCAGGGACGACCGGGTGAGGTCTACGAGTATGTGCCGTATGGCGAGGAGAAGCCTTCCTACCTCCTTGGCCCCCAGCTTCCACAGGACATGTTCGCAATGCGCGGGCAGGCCTTGTCAGATCTGGAAACCCTTTCCCTGACATCGGCTCCGGTCGGTGGCCAGACCCCAGCACGCGGCGACAGCGCTGCGTATCTCGATCGTCTGCTTGAGGAAAATCAGGCAGCAATGGCACCGACGGTGCAGGAGATCGAGGTTTGCCATGCACACATGGCGTCCCACTTGATTCATCTCTGCGAAGACCATCTTCCGATTGGTTATCGATTTGCGTTGATGGGTCTTGGGAAGATCCCCCAGGTGATTGAATTTGACGGACGTCCATTCAATCTGCTTGAGATCCGGGTCGTTCCTGGAAGTGCGGGCATGAGCTATCCGAGCCAAAAGCGCTCTGCAATCATGCAGTTGGCCGCGAATGGCATTTTGACAGACGACTCACCGAGGAGTGCAGTGATCACCGAGATCATGCTGGGTTCTCCCACCGCAGCAAGGCTTACGGCATTGAACGAGCCTGGCGACAAGGCGGTTGCGGAATTGAACGTCCAGCGGGTGATTGATGGGCGCGACCCCTATTTCAAGCCGTGGATGGATCACCAGGTCCATATTCGCGTTTTGCTTGAGAACATGCGGGACCCCAAGTTCTTCTTGGATTTGACTCTTGACCAGCAGAGCAGGTTGGAGTCATTGTTGCAACAACATCAGGCAGCAGTTGCGCCAAGACCTGGCATGGAGCAGGGTGCTCCTCAGCCGGGCGGAGGATTGGAACTGTTGCAGGGTGGTCAAGAGGGAGCCGCAGGCGCAGGGCCTGCAATGGCTCCGGCGGTAGCTTCGGGGTATACAGGGCCGCTTGGACAGGATCCGGGTGGACAGGGAGTTTGATCAATGAGCAAGACAGCAGAAGAGCGCATTGCCGAATTGGAGGCAGCGCTGAAGACTCGGGAAGATCAGGTGGGCAGAGTGCGCGAGAACTACAATGAGGTTCATCGTCGAATGCAGGAAGCGGAGCGTGCTGCGATGTATTATCGCGGTCAGGCCGAGAGTTCTGCGTTTGCGGAATCTCCGTCGGATCCCGTTGAGCGCTCTGAGTCCATGGATGTTTCTGAGCCAATCCAGATGAATGGTGGCGTTGAGAGCGCCGTCGAGCGTGCGATCGAAAAGTTGGTCGGGCCTCGGCTACAGCAGGTTGAGAAGTTTGCGACAGATGCGTTGCAGCAGACCGCTGGTCGCGAGGTGGACAGTGCTCTCAACAGGTTCCGGTCTGAAAACCCGGAGACGTCTGAAATCATGGACTTCGACCGTCTTGTTCTCATGGATGCGAGTGATGAGATCCGCCGTCGGCAGGCCGCTGGTCAGCCGGTGGATGACATCCGCACGATTGCGGTGAATGTTGCAAAGCAGCGTGTCACGGATTTCAATGAGCAGCGCGAGAAGCGCAGCAAGGAAAACGAGCGTCGGCGAGAGGATGCGAAGAAGAAGGCAATGTTGCCCGACATCTTTGCTGCCGCTGGCATGGAGGAGGCCCCCGCGTCTCCGTCAAACAAACAAGAGGCGGGAGATCTGCTGGATCGCATCGTAGGCGCGGCCCGGTAGATACCGCCTCAACAGGACGAGGTGAAAAGTCATGGCATTTGCAAAGAATGCACAGACGTCCTTTGGAGCGTTCAACGAACTGTTCCAGTACACGTATGCGGACGTCATCATCAAGATTCTCGACTCGGTTGACGATGTTGAGAAGTGGATTGATTCCATCAACTTTGAAGATTGGCACGGCGGCGACTCGCGGTACCAGCTTTACAAGACTTCCGAGGGCTCTGGCTCTCGTTTCGTCGCGGGTGGTCCGGGCACCAATGCTCCGGTCCTTCCTGTGTACAACTCGCCCGGGTACAGCGAGTCCACGGTTCGGTTGTTTCCCCACATGGACATTGTGGAGATCACCGGCCCGAAGCTCATGCGTGCCCACGAGAAGCCGGGAATGTACCGGCAGATCATGGACGAGATTGTTCAGGACGCGAAGGACAGCCACCGGAACCGGATTGGTCCGAAGTACTGGTGGGGTGGATCTGGCGCAATGGCCGCAGGCGCGGCTGCAAACCCGAACTCGGGTGTGCTCGCGCTGGTTCTGAACACGCAGCTTGATGGAGATCTGACGGATCCCGACGCGGCGACTGACGGCGTGATTGCTGCCGGAAACGCGGTTCGAGTTCGTCAGCGCGAGTGTGAGACCAACCTCTGGTCGGGAACCAAGGCGTACATGAACGCCTACGCGGGCGCTCGGTACTTCCGGGTTGGTCAGCAGGTGGCGATTGGTACGGCTGCTCAGTTGACTGCCGGAACCGCTCCCACTTCTGTGGTTGCCACCGTGAACCAGAACACGCAGACGATCACGCTTGCAGATGCTGTGACGGTCTCGGCTGCTGGCATGGTTTACGTTGTGGAAGGTGACGCGAACGGAACTGAGTGGGGCAACTGCGTCACTGGTCTCCACGACGCGATCAACAACACGGGTACCTACCATGGGATCAACAAGGCGACGACCACCCCGTGGCAGTCGTTCATGGTTGACAACGGCAACGTGCTTCGCGACTTCAACCACTTCCGCATCACGAGTCTTCTCATGCGGATCTCGGAGTTGGGTCCGAAGGACATTGACGAGATCGATCCCGTGATCTTCAGTCACTCCTCGCTGCTTCAGGTCTACTTGCAGGAGATCGATCCGGTCTACATGCAGACGGACCTCAAGGCGCTCAAGGGCCACACGACGATCGCGTACCAGTACGGTGCGAAGCAGATCCCGTGGGAGACTGCGCGAAGCCATCCTCTGAACAGCTACCATGTCCTCGACCGCTCCGCGATGAAGCGCGTGCGTCTCGGAGACTACGGCTGGGACACCTCGACTGGGAGCATCTGGAAGCAGATCCCCGGTACGTTCGCCTTCCAGGCATTTGCCTACAACGAGTTCGAGCTTGTTTGCGAGAACCCGCGTACGCAGGGCAAGGAAGAGGACATTCGTGTTCCCACCGGGCTGATCTTCACCTGATTCTGGTAGAGGGGGGCTTCGGCCCCCCTCCTCCATTGGAGGAATGAAATGAGCAGTTTTCGAGGAGCGCATAGGGTCTCCAATGAACTGAGTGAGGTCCTGCTCACGACTCAGCCGGTCGACTCGACTGGCTGGGGAACGACCGTCCAGACCTTTGACAAGGTCCCAACGGTTGCGGGAAGGCGGTATCGAGTGCTTGAGGTTGGGTTTACGGTGACTGTCGCCGGAACCAACACTCTTGATGCTGATGCCTTTGACTTTGGGATTACGGGTTCGACCAGCGCCTTTGTGGATGCTGGCGCGATTCCCGCGAATCCTGCCGTGGGCAATACGGTGAGCACATCTCGCGGCGGGGCTAATGCCCTGTCGTTTCGGGATGCCTCTGTGGGAAATGTGGATGCTGATGGCGTCCCGTTTTTGGATGTTGGCCAGGTGGTGCAGGTCCTTCCCACTGGCAATGTGACCAATGGCCCGACCGTCGTGTTTTTCATTCGACTCGCACCCGAAGTTGTGCGGGACTTTGACAATTAGGAGAGAAGAAAATGGCACAGGATTCAATGCGCCCGGGGCCTCGCGGCTCCAGCGATCAAGAGGCTTATGTCGGGCCGAAGGAGTTTGTCGTGTATGGCCCGACAACTGCCTTCAACTTGGCAAAGGCAACTGGGCAGGTGGCGACTCCGATGGGGAGTTATTTTGAGTGCGACTACGAGGTCATCGCGATTGAGATTCGCGTGACAACGACGTTTGCAACGAATGACATTGATCTCGATGTCGGGATCGCGACGGCGACCACGGCAATCGTGAACAACTTTGCGAGCGGAAGCGCGACCACTGCGGCGGGAACCGTCAAAAACGTCCCGCTGAATGGAGCGGCCATTGCGACCACCTTCGGTGCCACGAACGGGCCGATTGTTGTCACGAACAACGCCTCGGCTGGAGCCGGTGCGTACCAGGTCTCGATTCTCGCGAAGCCTGTCAGCGGAACCTACTTCAACAACAAGTAGGCTGAGGGGTTTTCGATGTCGGTTTCCATTGCCCCGCTTGAGACGGGGGACGATCTGGCTCGCGCACAGGATGATTTCCTCAAGGAGATCCTCCGAAACACGACGTCAGATCCCTTTTCAGGCTGGGAGCAGCGGGCGAACTCGATGGGGGACCTTCTCCCGGGAGAGAAATTTCACCTGCGGTATGTCGTCAAGAATTTTGATGGCCTTCCGCTCAACAGGTGGATTGTCTTCTGTGAGAAGCCCCCCACCCAGTTTCATCCGGGTCGCTCAAGAATCATGACTGTCATGACGATTGAGCCCCCGGGTGAGCCTGGTGCGAAAGCAGATCCTTCAGATGAACATCTCGACGGGCTCCGCATGGTCGTTCTCGACTGGCGTGAGGGCCGTCATGCTGCACTCAGGCGGATGGAGAAGATGAAGGAGGACAAGCAGGAGGCGATTCGCAAGGACGCGATCAACGAGGCCGAGGGCCGACTTGATGACGTTTTCTGGCACTGGAAGCGTGCCATGGGCGAAAACCTCAACATGTGCCTTGGTGAGGAGGGGAGTACCCCGAATTACGGGGGCAAGCATTTTGGCAAGGACTTTTCCCGGAGCGATCCGGGCAAAAAGACTGAAGGCGGCATCTACCTGCCATGAATGTTGAAGAAGCAGTTCGCAGGCTCAATGGGTATCTCCAGCGCCGAGGCACGGTGGACGGGTCTGGCGGGTGGACTGAGCAGTGGCTTCTCGACGCGCTTACTGACGCGAACAACGAGATCTACCACAAGGCCGTTCGGTTTGGACCCAGCTTCTTCTTGCGCGAGTCGCGGTTCACGTACGAGAAGGACGAGCCTCATGTGAATCTTGCGGACAAGACGGGCGGTCGAATTCTTGAGATTGGCTATCTTGGCCATCTGGACAAGGATGCCGACATCAGCAAGACGAACATCCCCGTACAGATTTCGATGCCGCGCAGGACGGATTTGGACTCTATCGCTGGTGGGACTGGCGGGACGATCTCTTCCACGTCTGGGGTTACCCAGAGTTCAGACCCATTTCTTCTTGGCAGCTTTGGTCAGTATCACGCCTGGTATGTTGGTGATCGGCTGATCATTCGCGGGATCCCCCAGAAAGACCTCTACATCCTGATGCGTTGGTGCCCTGATGAGCTTCCAAGCCTTCAGATGCAGGACCAGCAGCTTTTGGATGGCCAGTTGGCCCATTTCCACCGCGCTGTTGTCCTTCGTGCGGCCATCTGCGCAAAAATTGCGAAGGGAGAGGACACAACCCAGCTTGATGCGATGTATCAGGACATGGTTGGCCCCTATGACGCCAATCTTCGGATGGTGTGTTCCACACGGCAGTCACAGCAGCCCTCGCAGCGGGATCCAATGCGATGGGAGTACTAGATGGCTGTCCTTTCGCCACCACTTGTGGCCTACAAGAAGCCCCTTCAGGGGATGGATGCGCGTGAGACCCGCGCCCCCGGCGCACCTGCGATGCTCTTCAATGTGGACACCTCGTGGCAGGGCACATGGCGTGCTCGACCGGGGTTTTTCTTCAATGGCGGCAGTCCGGGTTCCAAGAAGTGTGTGGGCATCCATCCATTCAGAAGAGGAAGTGACTTTTTCTACGTCATCATGATGGCCAATGTGGGCAGCAAGGTGATGGAGATGCACGTCTATCTGGACGAGGTGGATCAGACGAACGGGAATCCGATCACCCCCCTGTTTACAGACGTTCTCAACGGAAACAGCGCTCAGTTCCCGGGAATCAGCGAGCCGTATACCACGAATTTCTACTACGACTTCGTTCAGGCTGGTCGGTTCCTGTATTTCTGCAACGGGTATGGGCACCTGTTTGAGCTTGAGTTGACGAGCCCAAATCCTCCGGTACTCAGTGCCGCGCTTGAGATGCGCTCTGCTTTTCTGGAGGAGGGCCAGGCCCCCTCGGTCCTCAGCTATCTCAGGGACGGGTTCAAGCCCGCATCCCTGCACTTTTTTTACAACCAGTTGGTCGCCTGTGGATTTGACAGGGAGAATTTCATCGGGCTCTCAAACCCGCTGGATGCGCTTCAGTCTGACATTCCTGACGATGTCCTTGATAGCGCCCGTGAGAACGTCCTTGTGACACAATCTCATGTGTTTGTCAGCGAGCCCCTGCTCTGGAGGAGCTTTCCTCTTGAGGATGCTGGCGGGATGTACTGGCTTTTCGACGAGGACGTGGTTGCTTCGGAGAATGTGCGCCAGACACTGCTGATTTTCACGACCAAAAGCCTGTTTCGGGTGAGCGGTCATGGAAGTGCGACGCCTCGCCGGGAATGGTTGGCGGATGTAAGGCTCGTGAACGCCCGTTCGATGTGCCATTTCGGCACCTATCTGTTTTTTGTGGCGGATGATGGTTGCTATGTGACCGATGGCGGGATGGTGAAGAAGGTTTCGGAGCCGATGGACCCGCTCTGGTTTGATGATGAGCGGCCTGTGCTGTGCAGAAAGACTCAGCAGGAGTTTCGGCCCACCGTCGTCCCTGGAAAGGTGAACCGCCGCAGCCTTCGTCACTGTGATGTGGTGAATGATCGTCCTCGGAACCAGATATACGTCGCATTGACGTCTGCTGGCGGCACTGAGAACGACATGCTCTGGGTGTGGAACTACCGGGACCTGCTCGACCAGAAGGGCCTTGGGAAGTGGTCCATCTGGGGTGGTGCGCTGGAGCCATCGTGGGCTTCGAGTGCGATTGAAACGGAGGCGATCACTCGGATCACTGTGGGAAGTCCCACGCAGATCGTTTGTGGCGCTGCCAATTTCACTGGAGATTACCCCCTTGTGGCGGGTGATACGTTTGAGGTGAAGATTACTGGGGTGCCAACAATCACTGTCGTGAATGGAACATTCACTGCGACCCTGTTAGACGCTCAGACCTTTACCATTCCGGTTGATACGACTGCGTACACAAGTGGTGTGTACAGCGGTACTGTCCACATGCCGATGGGCACGGGAACGAACTCGATGACAGCGGGCCACACGCAGCTTCACATCACAGCGATGGCGTTCGATCACTCCGATGCGCGGGATGAGGTCATTGTCGGGACAGCGGATGGCCGCATCTACAAGATCCAAAACGACCAGGTGGATTCCACCGGGGTTCTTCCGTCTCCAAAGGGGTTTCCCCGCTATGAGGGGTACCCCATACTGATTGGCCTTGGGCTCAACAATGCTCAGAGCGAGGACAGCAGAACTGTCTACACGGATGTCTCTGTTCGCATGAAGCAGACGATGAGGAACCAGGCTCAGGACGACAACTCTCCTTTGATGAAGGTGGTTGCGCGTTCGGAGGGGGAGGCCCAGAAGCTGCTGAAGGCGACGGATGTGGAGCTTGAGTTCGAGCAGAACATCGACATCATGCAGGAGGGTGTCAGCCAGGCAACCACATCTGTCATGGGTGATGCCGCAGAACCGGGCATATTCCTTGGTGGTGGTGCTGGAGGGACCTCATCCCCGCTCATTGAGAAGGAGTACCACCGCTTCTATGCGCGGCTGAATGTTCCTGATGAGGAGGGTCGTGGGATTGTCGTGGACATCCACCGTGAGGCGAAGGACCGACCGCATCGAATGGTGATTGAGGAGGTGATGATTTACGGACTTCCGAAGGGCGGCTCCCAGCGGGAGCAGTCATGAAGAAGGTTCCGAATCTATACTTCTGGAAAAACTCCTTCGAGTATATCGGAGAGCAGGGGGTTCAGGCGTATCAGAACACCTCGACAAACTACCCCTATCATCTTGGACCTTCGGACTCCCCGGAGGGGTGGCAGTTCAAGACCGCCTTTGCAGAGTCTCCCATGCGGCTTTCCGCTGGGACATGGCACGTCAACAGGACGATGACCCTCAAGAGGGACAATTTGCAGATCATCGGTTCTGGCTACCACACGGTGATGCAGGTGAACTCTTCAAAGGCGAATGTATCGTCTGGGATTTTTGCGATCACCGGGGACAACGTCTTGATCGAGGGCGTTCGTTTTGAGGGTGGTGTAGCGGGTACATCTGGCTTGATCAGCGCGAGCCGGGCAATCAACCTGACGATTCGGAACTGCTGGTTCACCTCATCTGGTGCAACGAATCTGTTTTATGGGAATCACGCAGACACTCTGACCATTGAGAACTGTGTGTTTACCCAGACGAAGGCGTCTTCTGACGCGGTGTACATCCTGGACAGCGATGACGTGATGGTGAAGAACAACCGAGTCACCGCAACGAGGAATCACATCAATCTCGACTCTACAAACACGGCTGTTGCAGCAGACCGTTGCGATCAGGGCGTGGTTGTGGCAAACCATGTTGGCGTGAGTGGTGTCATCCGATACAATACGAGCGGCAATCACAGAGTACTTGCAAACAACGCGAGCGCGACGCTCACGGCGTACTAGAGAAGGTCATGGCAAAGATATTCATTCAGCCCGATGCCGATGGAGATCTGCACACCGCAGCACTGCACAACGACAAGTTCCAGGCTGTGTTGAACGAGATCAACGGCAACATCGACGAGACGAATCTGAAGTTCCCCAACTCGATCTTCACCCTGCACTCAAGTGCTGGGCTGTCGGGTCGCGGATTCCAGGGCAGTGATGGCGGGTATTCCACTCAGGACCAGAGGTATCCCACTGGGTGGCTTTATGTCTCTGGCGGTCAGTATGTGCATGGATGGGACCATGCCGTTGACAAGCTGCACATCATCCAGGACTCGTTTCACAAGGCTGACCGGGCTTTCAAGGTGGAGAAGGTTGTTGTTGGGATCATGGAATCCCCGTCCTTCACTGCTGGCCAGAACTGGACGATCACTGTCCAGACATCAAGTGGTTTCACTGCCGGTTCCACATGGAATACGGTGGCGACCCAGGGAAGCATTGACCTCAACGCGACGAATCAGGAGCTTCTGATGTACACGTTGACCCCTACGTCATCAGCCATCCCAGCGAACAACTACATTCGTGTGACCCTTACGACACCGAGTGGTGCGTGGGGTGAGTACGAGTCTGGTTTCGGTGACGGCAATCGCGGATGTCCTCCGCCCTTCTGGTGCAATATCGTCTGCTCAACCCAGCACGTCCCATAGGAGATTCCGATGGCAAAAACGCCAGGAAACAGCAACTCATCTGGATTCGGTGTCCCTGGGACGCAGCAGACCGCACAGCGCAATGTTGCACAGGGAGGCCAGTTCAACCCGTACATGCCCCGACAGCCCCAGCAGGCCCGCCAGGAGCGCAGCGCCTACCAGCGAGGCCTCACGGGTGGGCAGATGCCCGGGAGAGCCGCAGGCGGGCAGGGAATGCCCCCTCGTGCCGCTGTGCCTCCAATGCGCAAGGCCCCTCCTGCTTCTGGGTACGAGTTGATGGCGGGTCTTCCTCATCAGGACATGATGTCGATGAATCGTTTGATGGGTTTGTCTGCGTTTAGTGATCTTCCGGGTGCGGGCCGTGGTGGTCGTGAAGACCTCCCTACCGTGACGTTGATGGAAGACCAGCCCCTTGAGCAGGCACCTGATGGTCGGAGAGATGGGTTCGAGCAGCCCTTTGGCGGGTTCGAGTTGTTTGGAGAGCATGGCCAGACGGGACGACCGCGAGAGCCTGAGATTCTCCAGACCTTTGCAGCGCAGACGGGAGACCTCGGAGAAAGCCCATTTGGGGACGACTGGGCAGGATGGGATGGCGACACGGCAAGCGGGGAGGGGTTCGTGGGCGGCGGCGACAGCGGCATGACCACGGAGGCCCAGGAAGAGGCGGCGATCGATACAGCGGCCACTGGCGGCTACGCCGCACTGGACAACGCTGGTGTTGCGATCAGCGCAGACAGCCCCGGATTTGAGCCAGCGGAGCTTGAGAAGGCCCATACGGGGATTGATGACCAGGCCCTTCAGGCATACAACATGGGTCTTTCTCAGCTTTCTCGGCAGTACGCGATGGCCGGCATGTCTGGCTCTGGCGCTGAGATTGCTGCGAACAATGCGCTCCTCGCGCAAGTGTATGACAAGGCTCTTCAGCAGCATCGAGCCCTTGATCTGGCAAACCTGTCGCAGATCGAGACAGACCTGCAAGAGCAGGTCACGAACTGGCAGCAGCAGGGTCAGGCCATGTTTGCGGCTGCTCAGGCTGGACAGCAGATCAGCACCCAGCAGTTGCAGGACTGGATGAACTCGGTGAAGTTCATCAACGAGGAGGTCGTCACGTCGATCATGAACATCATCGACTGGTCTGGCCTGGAGCCCACAGGCGCGACAGCGCAGCAATTCATGAACATGATGCTTGGGGCGCAGCAGATGCTTGGCTCTGGGGCCTCCATCAAGGACGTCACGGAGTGGGCTCAGGGGCAGGCAGACATGTACGGGTTCGGCCTTCACAAGGCCGGGTACGGGGAAGAAGAGTCGTTGGGCTGGTCGCACATTTTGCCGTGGAACTGGGATGAAGCCCTTGAAGTTATTTTCTAGGAGATTCAAGAAGGAGCCCGTGAGATGCCTGTAGCACCGCAAGGAAAAAGCGCTGTCCAGTTGGACCAGGAGCTTCGCCGCCAGAAGGAGGCGTTGACAAAGCAGTCCAATCTGGCTCTTCGGAACTCCTTGGTTTCGGGAATCCTGGGCGAGACCGCGAAGACGGCTGGCGTGGAGTTCGTGCAGCGGACGATGGAAGAGAAGATGCCCACTGCTGAAGAGAGCCTCATGGCCACCAGGCGGGATTATGCTGCTGCTGAGGCGGACTGGCTTGGCCTGGGCAGGGCCGAGGAAGACGAGAGGGACCGGGAGCGCATTGCTGGGTATCGGCAGACTGGAGATCCCTACGCGGTTGCTGGGTGGCTTTCCCCGGAGGACAGGCGGGTCTTCGACAAGCAAGAGGAGCTATTTGGCCACGTTCGGCAAAAGGAGCACCGGGTGTCGGAGCTTCAGAAGAAGATCACCAAGATTGACTGGCAACTGGATGAGATCAACCCGGCGGGTCCGGCAGATGGGGGCGCGGGGATGATAGCGGGGAACCCTGAGCACGCTCGCTTGTGGGAGCAGAGAATGGCCCTTGAGGAGCAGCTTGCGGATGCTCGGGGCGAGTACGAGACCATTCAGGGGATGGTGGAGGCTGGAAAGATTCCTGAGAAGCGGGCGGAGATGCTCAACCGTGCAATCGAGAAGCAAGAGAAGTTGGCTGCGGAAAAGGCGAAGCGTCGAGGGCAGCGTTTCCGAATGCCTCGATCTGGCGAGCAGATCCAAACCCCGCTCGGCCAAAGAGGAAAGTCTCGCCCACCCGCACGTCGCGGAGGTGGGGCCAAAGCACCACAGGGGAGGATCCCCGCCAGACTGCTGTCGCCTTGGATGAAAGCTGAAGAAACGATGAATGACTTGAAAGGTCGGGGGGCGTCTGACCCTGCCGCACGCCGCAACCACGCAAATGCGGTGATGAGAATTGCCCGTTGGGTTAAAGACCAGGGCGGCGAGTTCGCCCTTTCATCGGGAGAGAAGAACAAGTTCGCAAAGGTCATGGCGTCCAACCACATCACGCCGTCAGATGCGGCGAAGATCCGGGACTACCTGGCCGGCGCGTCCAGCGACCCCGCAGAGGCCAGGTCGCAGGTTGCCTTGAGAAATGTTCTTGGGACAGGCCCCGAAGCGACAACATCTGGCGAGGCGCTGGGGATTCTTGCCAGACTCTCCCCCCCTGGATTTAATCCGGGAGACCTTCTGGCCCCCAGCCCAGCCCTGACGATGGCCAAAATCAGACGGTTCCTTGATGGTGCCGTGAATAGGGGGGCCCTCGCTCAAGAGGAAGTGAATGGCCACATGAAGACGATCACCTTGGAGTTCCAGGACGCGCTGCGGAAAGAGGGGTATGATGAAAAAAGCCTCTTCGAAATGCTTGCGGGCGGGAGATAGGGCGGCAGGATGGTCTCCAAGTCCCCATATGATGAGCTTCTTGCCGAGACAGAGGCCGTCGATGATCCGTATGCCGATCTCCTTCGGGAGACCTCCGATCAGCCAGGCGCGTATGATGACCTTCTGAAAGAAACGGTTGCCATCGAGGACCCTCTCCTCGCTGCTCCTGACATTGCGCCAGACCCCCTTGGAGCGCCTGTTGAGAGTCTTGAGGGATTTGAGGACAACTTCAGCGTCCTCCCTCCGGCAGCCCCTCTTTACACAGAGGCCTCCCCCTGGGGGATTACCCAGGACCCCTCGGCATCTGATGAGTCAGTCCAGACCATTGAAGAGACCGACCTGTCTCGGTTGATCCAGGAGAACAGCGAGGCTGGAAACCTGGAGGGCCTACATCGCATTGCCGAGCACTACAGCGACAACTTGAGTGAGCAGGACAAGTATGCCCTTGGAAGGGCTGCAATGGCCATCATCAAGCCCAATCCGCTCGCGGCCATTCGGAGGCTGGACCCTGCTGCGTCGAGATCGATCGATGCATCAATGGCCGCTGTGTCAGGAGACCCGGGAGACCTTCCGCCAATTCTCAATGACATGAACAATGCCAGGGATGTCTTTGGGAAGTACTTCCTCCCAAAGCACATATCCGGTGACAGGAGCCTCAAGGGCGAGCGCAAGAAAATCGGCTATCTTTCCGGGGCCGAGCGCGAGATGGATGGTCGGCCAATCATCATCGGCGGAATGATGGAGAGCCACGCCAAGATTCCCAGATTCTCAGATGACTTTGTTGGCTGGGGGACGGGAAACATCTGGGGCGCAGCAAAGGCGCTTGCAACCATCCCCCTGATTCCGGTGTCTGGTAGCGTTGCGGCATATAGCGACTGGGAATACGCCAGTTCATCTCCTGAGCCCAGCGACGACGTAAAGGCGATGCGGAAGATTCAGGGAGATCTTGAATCATCTCACATCTCATCTGGACTTGTTGCTCCCCAAGAATCCAGAAGGCCGATATCAGACTTCATCAACCCGCTTTCTGACGATCGCGCAAGCGTGATGGATTCGATGATCTCCCTCGTGAGTCCGACACCGGGTCCAATCAACGGAGAGTTCCCGGAGTTTGGGAAGCGAATGGGTGTCACGCAGTATCTGGACTACCCCTCTGCGAAGAAGATCTTCGGGTACAAGAGCCCCACATCAAAAGAGATGATTGAGGGTGCTGGCGCTGTTTCAAGAATGGCAGTCAGGCACAACAAGCACCCCTTTGAGATCATCCTTGCCATGGAGCGCGTAGGCAGCGGCGAGATGACGGACTCGGAGTTCGATGTGTTCCTCGCGAGTGATAGCGAGTTGGCAAAAGAGGCCATCTCCGGCTACCGAAACCTGGGCCTTCCCAAAGACCTGAGCCGCTCGGGTGTTGCCCAGCGAGCATGGCAGATCGCAGACGACTTCAACGACTCCAAGGAGGCATCCGCTCATGTGGCCCGGGAAATGTCTCGCCTGGGGAAGGAAAAGATCCGCAAGGCAATTGCCGAGGGTAAGAATCTGGGGATGTACAGGGAGTCCGATAATCAGGAGATCCTCCTCGATGCGCTCGAAATGGAGTTTCTTGACCGGAGGACCAACGGATCCATCACGGCCCAGTATCTGTCCCTTGTGAAGCAGATGCCGCCGGGAATCGCCATCCACATGGGGCATTCCATTGAGGGCCTTGGGGCAATGGCCGTTGAGTCAGTGGCCTACATGGACGAGATGATGGGATACCAGTCCCTCGCAGACGCGGGGTATGACCTCGCAGACGCCATTGATCCGGGCGGTATTGGCCGCGACCAGTGGCACCGGGATACCCTGTTCTCTCTTCTGGATTGGACGGCGATTGGCGGGGTTGCAAAGGCGGCAGGACCCCGGCTTCTTGCGATTGAAACCGCAGCATCTCGAAACCTGGCCAGGGCGCTGGAGGGTTTGTCGCGGGATCCGAAGCCCAAGGCCACCCCGAAGACCCCCCATGAGATCTTGGGAGAGTCTGGTGAGGCGGCGCGGGCCGCAGAGCCCCCTGCTCGCGCCCATGGGGCTGGCCCTGAGTGGGAGCAGAAGGCTGCGCCAGAGGCCCCGGCAGAGGTCGTTTCGGACATCCCTGCCGAGGCGGTGGATGGCTTTGTGGAGGCCGCGCATGTCATTGACGATGCCTTTGGAAGGCGTCCGAATGTGGTGGAAGGGGTCCCGGAGCTTCCAGATCTCCAAGCCATGGAGAGCATGATCAAGGCCACGAGCGACGCCGCCGAGGCCGGTGTTACCCAGAACTCCCTTGCGGTGACAAAGTCCCCTGTTATCAACAGGTGGGCTGAGACGCTTCAGGAGCGACTCGGGGTCGATGGGTACCAGGCGTCGTACCTCATGCAAACCGGGCGCGTCAATCATCTGAGGCGGATCCACCGCGCTCAGGGCCAGGGACACAAGGTCGTGGACAGCCAGGGCGTTGAGCCCCTTGTTGCAGAAGAGGCCTCCCTCATCCCGGACAATTTCGAGCCCACTGGTCAGTTGACCCGTGCTGAGGCGATCAGGCGTAGGGCTCAGGCAAAGCAGGCCACGCACCCGGAAGAGGCTGCTGCGGAACTGGAGATTGCGGACGCGATTGAAAAGAAGGTCAATGACGCGGACAGGCTTGCCTCAAGAGGCCGCGTTCTTGCGGACATTCCATCTGGGAACAAGCGGATTTCGGAGGCGTCGCTTGATCGCCTTCGCACTCTGATGGAGGAGGACCCGCGAGCCGCCCTTGAGGAATTGACCCGTCTTTCTGATGATGGGTTCCGGCTCTCTCTTGTGGAGGAGGGCATCGCTGTTTCGGATGGCGCTCTTGATCTGGAAGGAATTACCTCAAGCATTAGGCGGAATTACCGGGAAAGATCGAAGGGGAGTGTGGTTGGAGGCGAGACAGAGGCCGTTCTGGTGGATAGCCTCGTTGATCTTTTCGAGGGGAAATTTACTGGCAAGCAGGGGAAGAGACTTCTCAACTCGGAAACCGTTCTTGCTGAAAGGCCCAGCCCGAAGGCCCCGGGAGAGTCTCCGGTCCTCGACGAGGCTAGGTTTACGCTGGAGGACATCCAGCTTCGGAAGGCGATTGAGCGTAGCGTGGATGGTGTTGAGAGGCTTGGACAATCTGGATTGGACATGCCGCTGGACGTGCGTGGAGAGATTCTGGCGAATTACCGGAAGCTGCCCACGGAAGTTCAGATGGCAGACCTGGCAGTTGAGGGGGTGAGAGATCCCATTCTTTACATGCTGGTGGACTCCACCGTGGGGCCATGGAACCCCCGCGTGCAAATGAACAACATGCTTCCCTTCATTGAGGAGGCTGCGAGAATCGAGGCGTCTCGTATCCGCGTTGACTCCTTTGGCCGTCGCACCACCTTTGGCGCTGTGGAGGCCCAGGAGGGGATCTCTCGCGCCCTGATGGAGTCTGGCCTTACGGAGGCCCAGTGGCATCTTGAGGTGAACAAGTGGCAGAGCGCTGAAGGTCTTGTGGATGCGGGATGGACTCATCCTGACGCCTATCAAGCGCTCGGTTTTGCGGGAAGCCGCGTTGCCGAGTTTGTTCGGAGAGCAGAGGTCAATCCGGCACAGGGGGCAGTGAAGTTCAAGCCTTCCGGGAACTCCCGGCGTGTGTTTGCCTCTGAGGTTCCTGAAGGCCCTGTGATGGGCGAGCCAAAAGGAAAGCCGACATACTGGAATCCAGACGGACGCCCCACCCGTCGGCGGTTTGCGGACCTGTTCTTTGGAAAGCGCGTCCAGAAGATGCGTGAGCAGATCATGGCCCCTCTTGAGGGGAAGGGGGCTCCAAAGATTGGAGAGGGCGGGCACCCAAGCGAGCGGCCACATGTCACTGAGCCATTTCTGGAGTGGCTGGAGCACCCATTTGCGTTCATTCAGTTGCCCGGATGGATCGGCGACGTGGCAATGGACAGAGTGTATCGAACTACAGGCGATAGCCTGGCCCACGGGAAAAGCGCCGCGTGGTATGACCGCGCACTTGCACAGATTGTAGGCCCTCGGAATCGCCTTGGTCCAATCTACCAGGACATTCAGTCGTGGCGAGTTCGTCAGCGCCACCGCGCTGGTATTGCGGCGGATGTTCTTGAGCCTCTGAAGGGCTCTGCTGATGATGTAATAACCATCGGCACTGAAGAGGTTCGTACTGTTCTGGAAGAGGCTGGCGTTGCCTTTACCAAGGATCCGCGCACTGGAAGGCTTCCGAATGATGGTGCAATCGTTGCCCGGAATCTGGAGTCCCAGCGTCTTCTTTCTGCTCTGGCTGAGTTTGACAAGACGTTCGTGATCAAGGATCGAAACGGGCTCAAGAGCACACTTGGCGACTGGGTTGCCTCTGAGGTTCAGACAAACGGCGCATGGGTGACTCTTGATGAGTTCATTGCCCGCGTTGACCGAGGCGACATCAGCGTTCTTGACGCTCATTTGTCGGTGACGGACACGAGGTTTGTGCCTAGAAAGGGCCTTTCGTGGGGGGAGCTTCCCACCGAGGCTCGGAATGCGGTTGTTCTGGGGAACAGGTTCTTGAGGCCGTTTGGTGCGTATTTGTGGGACCGGACTGCCCAGACCCTTACGGGCGCTCTTTCAACGAAGGTGTACACCGATGTGAATGGGGCTGTTCGCTCGACCCCGCTTTTCAGTGAAGCGGTTGTCCGAAAGAACATGGGTCGCTGGCTGTCCGAGTATTACAATGACAAGATGCTGGCCGATTACTGGCTCGGTGTGTGGCGTCGTAGAGAGGCCAATCCCAACAGTCGGGTTTTGGAGTTGGCTCTTGATCAGGCAGACCATCTCCTTGGTAAGGCCGTTGGTGGGCCGAAGGCTGGTCGCCTCAGTGACATGATCGACAGCCCCACCAAAATCGCGGAGGCCATCGAGGCCAGCCCAACCGTCTCCAGATTCTATCGTGAGCGGCTGATGAGTTCGTTTGAGCACTCCTTCAAGAAGGGGGAGGTGCTTGACATGAAGGCTCTCTCGGAGATGTCTGAGGCTTACGGAATCTCCCCTCAGTTGATCCTCCAGAGAAACCGGGGTGATTTTGCACTCCCAACCCTCCAGGAGTTTGCAGGCGGCGCGACGTTCAAGTTTTCTGGGGAGTCCCCCGCGTTCAAGATTCCGACGTCTCTTGAGCGCAGAATGGAAATGGGTCTTGTCGATTTCTCTGACAGGCTTGTGCGCACGGTACACGGCGTTGAGCAGAACCTTGCCAACCTGACCCTTGGAAAGACGCTGCGAGAGCACGGGATGATTCTTACGGAGTCCGAGTTGCTCTCTCTTCCCAAGGGCGAGAAGCAGATGTTCGGTGTCTTGAGTTCAGAGAGCAATGTGAAGGATTTCGGTTCTGTGTTTGAACTGAAGGAGTCTGCCCCGGCCAAGACGGCTTCTGTGGACAGGCCTCTGTACATTCACAAGCGAGCCTCTGAGTATTTCAAGGACGTGAAGGTTGCCCATGAGGCTGCCACAAGCGCACTGGCAGAGGTTTCTACAACGCTGAAGCTGGCTCTCATTGCGAACCCTCTCGGGACGATTCCCAGGAACATCATCACGAATGTCACCGGACTTGGGGTCATTGCGCCGATTCCAATGCGAAGTACCCGCGTGCGACAGTTCTACGACATGTGGCGCGCAGAGAAGACGGGGAAGATCAGCAAGGACATGCAGGCAATGCGCGATGCTGGCTTTGGTGCATCGGACGTTGCCTTGAATGAGTTCGAGGCTCTCCTTCAAGAGCAGTACATGGCGTATGAGTTGGAGGTTCTCGACTCTGTCGGGAAAAGCGTTGCCAACAAGATGCGCGAGGGGAGCAGCAGCCTGGAGCGGTCAAAGGCGTATGCTGAGATTTACGGGATTGTCACTGATGATGCGAGCCCCAATCTTGCTGCGCTTGCAGATCAGTTGAGAACCAGCAAGACTGCCCGTGCAAGATCCCACGAAAGCGTTGCATCAAGGGCGGCCTCTTCCCCGGTTCGCGATCGGATGTCTGCCGCGTCGAGGAAAGCGAAGTCTGCCCGGAGGACAACTGCTCGCATATATGGCGCAACGGACACCGTTCAGCGGGGCGGCTATGTGCTTGAGCTTGTGTATGACCATGGAATGTCGTGGCGTGAGGCTGTTGCCACTGCGAACAGGTATCTGACGGACTACATGGATGTCGCTCCTGTTTTTGACTCGATGTCTAGAAACCCCCTTCTTCTCGGAGCGCCCTTTGTCCGGTGGACTGCAACGTCTTCTCAGATCTGGGCAGAGGCTCTTCACATGAGACCGCTTCGCTTCTGGGGATTGAACTCCGCGATGAACGCGCACAACCAGGTTGTTGCGGAGATCCTCGGGTACAGCGAGGACTACGTCAAGGCCGTCAACTATTCCGAGCGCGGGATGATGATGCCGAGGATTGCGACGGACATCGCTGACGTTTCAATGCCATCGGGAGCACTGACATCCAAAGGGGGGGCAGAGGGGGCCTTTGAAAAGAAGACCTACTCCAGCTTCCTTGAGGGTCCGATGGTGTTTGACGCGACCGCTCTTGACCTGTCAGGCCTTGGCAGCGCCTTCCGCCAGAGCAGGGGTCTTGGTGGCCTTACTCCTGAAGAGATCGCCGGGTATGGCGTCGGAAGCGGGGAGGTTGCCCAGAGGATCCTCTCCTTGTTTGCCCCACAGGGCGGCGTTTTGATGCCGTTCTTCAATGCTGTTGTTGGGGGTGAAATGAGGAACCAGCACTTCTACGATCCAGCAGACTCTCATTCTAGCTGGAAGAAAACCGCTGCCTTCGCTCTCAACTCGATTCCGGTTTTGAAGCATGGTGGAGATCTCGCCCATCTGGCGGGTGCCCCGGCCCTTGGAATCACTCCTGCTCGTGGCGAGACCGCAACGGTTTCTGGCGCTCTCGGGTTGAGCACACGGGTTCACAATCAGTTGCAAATGGCGTTGCGTTCAGATGCGCGTTTCAAGAAGTCTCTTCAGGAGATTTCTTCTGGGATCAACAAGCAGCTTGCGTCGCTCGTGTTTGACGCCTTTGAGAGCGGAAATCAGATCACCGTCGATGAGATTGACAAGCTGCTGGAAACCATGTCAGCGTTTGACAGGTACAAGAGGCTGGAGAAATCGCGTGGTGCCCAGACCAAGAAGGCGGTGCAGCAGTACCTCCGGTGGATCCGCCCAAGGCTGATCGACCAGTTGACGAAGCACGGGCTTGCTGAGGAGGGGCTCCTCACGGGGGAGGCGAAAGAGAGCCTGGGGAAGTACCTTGACCCGGAAGAGGACGCGGAGGACCCCACTCCTGACTGGGGCAACGAGTAATTGCCTTTGTAGATTCATCTGTTATTCTTCGGGCGGTATCCCGAAAAAGGAGAGGACCATGGATTACGGATTGCCTGCTTACAGCAGCACCAAGAGCATCAAGAGCAGCGGAGCTTCGACCAAGAAGATCTCCAAGAACGAGTCCGCATCTGACGCCAAGAAGGGCAGCAAGAAGGGCAAGTAATGTCAATCAGCGCACACGCTCGCGTCCTGGTTTCCAACCGAGGTGATGGGAACTGGGGCGTCGGGAACACAAACAATCGGCTTGCAGCGAATGGAAGCATTTATTTCCCGCATGGGGCAACCGCTGCCGATCCCCCAACCGACACGGGGAACCTTGCGAACAACTTTGACTTCTCCGGCTGGGAGAACAAGTCGAGTTGGATCGTCCAGGCCCAGTTGGCCAGCGGAACCTCATGCACGATCGCTGTTTACGGGATTCGCCCTACTGGGGTTGAAGAGGCCCTTGTGGCGGCGACCACGATGAACGCGGGTGCTCCATCCTTCACGCACGGGGGGCTCGATGCAGAAGTGATTCAGGGTCCCTTTACCCATTTCCGATTTGAAATGGCGTCTGCGGCTGGATCTCCGCGTGTTGACTGCTTTGTCATCGGATGGAATGAGGGAGACCTGATCACATGAGACATGATGGACGATCACCGACACCCCCGTGGCTCCGAGGGCTCGACGACATGGAAGCGCGTGTTTCGCAACTTGAGGCGCTCGTCGCGAAGCTGGTTGCTGATTCGGCACCTCCGTCTAAAGCTGCTTCGAAGGCTTCGTCGGGAACAGCGAAGAAGGCACCTGCGAAGAAGGCTGAGGCAAAGAAGCCTGCGCCAAAGAAGGCCGTGAAGAAGAAGTAGGATGTCCAAGTTCAGGACCAACTGGGCTTCTTTCTTCCGGCACTTCGTGCCCTGGTTCATTGCGCCTCCTGTTCCGGCCCTTCCGCCGACCCGTTTCATTGTGACGATCTGGAAGTCTTCTCAGCTATCTGATGGCTGGGAGGATCTGGTCAGATGCTTTGATGCGGTGTCGATCAAGGCCGTGGACAAGGAGAACTTCCACGAGATTGAATCTGCCCGTGAGCTTTCCGACAAGGTGAGGTCTCGTGGTGGTGTTGTTCATGCGTGGGGGTTTCATGACTGCGTGGACTGGAACGACGCCGTTCGCGAGGCTCGCACTGCCGTGAAGGCGGTGAAAGATCTGAACGCGGTTGCCTACCACTGGAACGCCGAGAAGGAGTGGTCTGAATCCAGCAATCCCCCGTGGTTTGGGGCTGTATTTGCTCGTGAATTCAAGAAGGAGTTGCCTGATGTGCTTCTCTTTGCGAATTGCTTCCGCTCTCCTGTCGATGCTGAGATGATCTCCTACTTTGATCAGTACGAGCCCATGCTATACGGGACTCGTTCATCCACAATCTCCACCAAGTTTGACCGTGAGTTTGCCCGCACTGACCTTGTTGATGAGAAGATGTCCGTGATGGTTGGCACTGGCCGTCTGGAGGATGGGCGCAATACAAGGGCCTGGGGCTACTTGAAGGACGTTCATGCTTCACCTGGCCTTGCATCACTGGTATCTTCACATCAGCCGAGGTGGGTGAACTTCTTCCGCGCAGGGAAGATCTCCGGCCACGACATGCTCGTGGAGGGTAACGACATCAATCCGTCGTTGCCAGAGCAGGTCAGAGCCATTAAAACACAACTGGGCGCTGGGATTGGATGACATGAGCAATGATGCTGCTGAGGGTATTGCAATGAGCAGTGATGAGATGTTGCGAGAGATACTCAGGAAGCAGGAGGAGTCTCTCGATTTGAAAGGCCAGCTTGTTCTACTCAATGAAAAGATGGACACGTTGATCGACACGATGAACACAAAGATCAGCCCTCAAGGAGTTGTCGCTGCGTTTTTGCAGTCTTCTCCGCAGGTTCCGCTGTTTCTTTTCATCCTGTCTCTCGTGGGATTGATGCTTGGATTTGGCCCTGAATTGGTGGGCCTTTTGAATTCGGGAGGATGAGATGAGGAACGTGTGGATGGGGGTGGTGATTTCACTCTCCTTGCTTGCCTTTGCTGGTTGTTCGCCCTCCCAGCTTCAGGCCCTGCGTGATGGAGTCGTCAGTCTGGGATCCTGCTCCCTCCACACGTCTCTCGCTTGCACTACGCAGTCGGTTGGTGCTTGCGAGATCCCCCAGGATTCCTGGGAAGGGGATGACTGGAGCCGCTATGCGGACTGCATTGCTGACAACAGCAAGCGGTGTTCAAGCCAGGGGATTGCACGGTGTGCGATGAATGCGGCCATGAGGGCTGCCGGTGGTCCGGTTGCAGCAGGAGGCGTTGGTTGCTCCTCTGAGCCCCTCCAGGCGAAGATACAGGCCTGCATATCAGACACCACCATCGAGACCGAGGAAGAGGCCATTGAGGCCGTTGCAGCCTGTCAGCGACAGGTGTGCCTGAAAGGAGAGTGAAATGGCTGTTGCAGAGGGAACTTTCGGTGAGCACATTGCCGTGTCCAGTCATTCTGGAACGGGCACGGTTGACATTGTGTTCGACAACCGACACCAGTGCGTTGAGATGTATGTGAAGAGCAGCGCCGCTGCCACGATTGAGGTGAAGATGCTTCCCCCTGGGGTTGGTGGTGTGACATTCAGCACGCTTCTTGATCCTCCTGCTGGGGCGACAACCGTCACCCATGATGGCGCTGGTGAGAGTGTTGTGTTCTTCCAGACCCCTGTGAGCGGTGTTCGCCTGAACCCGACGACAAACACAGGGAACATTGATGTTGTGATCCGTTACGCGGGGAGGGCTGCCTGATGCCTTCTTACAGCGCATCCAAACATGGGATGAGGATTCACGGCACTCCCGGCAATGGGAAGATCATCTCCTACAACTCGTCCAACGGGCGCTGGGAGGTTGCGAGTTCGTCGGGCGGATCCTCTGTGACAACTCTTGGTGGTCGTGCAGATCGGGACCAGAAGGCGTTCACCTACACGACGGGAACGACGCTGAACCGCCAGCAGGATGGTCGGAGTTTCAACATCCACTTTCCGTACGATCTGATCACCTCTGTTCACGGCGCCTCTGGCTGGAACGTCTACCTTCGGTGGATGTTCAAGTGCAGCTACACGAGCGCGACTGTTCGCATGGTCTGGTCCTTGTACGACACCACGAACTCCAATCTGATTGGCAGTGACCAGAACGCCGTTGGCAATTCCAACAACTGGACGATGGGTCAGGTGAGTTGGGCTCATGACGCGGCCAACATGCCGACAGACGAGGCCACGCTGAACCTTGGATTCTACCGCAATGGCGGCGCGGGAAGCGTGCAACTCAACAGCTTCTCGCTGTTCGTCAAGTAGGAGCAGGTCATGGATGAAGTGAAGTTGTATGTGCAGAAGAACGAGGATGGGGATGATTTCCTTGTGATCGTTCCTGCTGATGGTGGAGACAAGTTCTTCGGCATTGGTCCAAGCCTTGTCTGGACGTACCGAAAGGATGGGGACAAGATCAAGCAGGTGTTTGGCGACACTGAGATTGAGATGTCTGACGATGAGGTGGCTGCAATCGCCCCCATCATTCCTGCTTGAGGATCTGATGGCGTCCCGCAGAAGCACCGGAAAGAAGACTGCGTTGTCGAAGAAGATCTCCCACCTCATGAGTGAGGGCAAGAGCCAGAAGCAGGCTGTTGCGACAGCCCTCTCAATGAAGAAGGCGGGTCGCTTGACAAAGGACGGCGGCTATCGGAAAAAGAAAACCACACGGAGGAAGTGATGCCCAAGGTCGGAGGAAAGAAGTTTTCTTACGGAGCCGCTGGTAAAAAGGCGGCGAAGAAGCATGCAAAGAAGACAGGGAAGAAGGTCACTTCCTCAAAGAAGAAGACAACAAGGAAGAAAAAGTAATGGGAGATCTTGTTTCACTGAAGACTGAGATCGAGCACGAGGGCGAACTGCTGATCTTCGAAGGATTCGAATCTGCAATCCTGGGCTACGGCTCAAGGCATGGGATGTCAGGGCCTGTCGTCGTGTACGACCGGGACACCTGCATTGAAATCATCAGAGGGGACTCTGGCTGCACGCTGGAAGAGGCGGAGGACTTCTTCATCGAGGTGTTCCTCGACAACGACCACGGCGCGGCTAGTCCGTTTTTTGTGAACATCGCTCCTGCTCAGGAGCATTGAGCCACTCAGGTGGTCCCGCCTCAACCCTGCGTTCGAACATCCCCGCCAAGGTGGAGCGCCTGTCCGATGGGCAGTCGTTCCACATCTTCTTCAACCTTCGAGTTCTTGTCTTTGTTGCGACAGCGACCTTTCTGAGCCGTCGTGACACCTTTCCATTCATCTCGCCCTCTCGTGCTTAGAACCACGTTGCCGTCCTCTCCGTAGAGCATCTCGACACGCACTCCTTTTCTTCTTCTGATGATCTTCATCGTCTGCTCCAGAGCCACAGGAGTGTGCGCGCTGCAAGTACCCCCGTGCTCTCTTCATTTCCCTCAAAGAACTTGTGTCGGAACGGCCTCTTCTTGCCGCCAACCTCAAGGTCCACAGTCTCGCCTTTGCCATCACAGAGGACCCGCATCACACTACCACGGGGCAACTGCGCCTTCACAGTGTGCCATATCCAGCCAGCAACGGCAGGATCTTCAAGGTCTGGTGTTCCATCAGTTCCCGTCGGGACGGGGCACAGGATCTTCCAGTTGGGGTGGGATGCGAGCACCTCTGCAACGTCTTCGTTCACTCACCGCTCCGTGTCGTTCCGCCTGCTCCGTTGTCTGCAATTCCCTGGGCGATCAGCCACGCGCAGACAAGCTGCACCATGACCTCGACCTGATCAGGCGTGACATCCATTCCCGATGCAGTTCCGAGGACCATTGCCCCAAGACTGACAACTGCCACGATGAACTTGCGTGATGTGAAAAGGTCCTTCATGTCGTCTCCTTGTAAAGCCCCGTATGCCCGGGGCAACGGCACCCACCCCGTGCAGGGCAGCGAAATCAGAGCCCACTCAATCATTCGCTGTTGAGCGCGGGTCACACTCAAGGGAGGCACTTCCTCCCAACTCATGTGTTGTGATGCCTCCACGCCTCAGCAAGGGCGTCATGCGCGCTCTCCAGGGAGTCGAGCCCCTTGCATACGAGGGATGTGGCTGAGATGGTCACGTGAGGGTCTACCTTTCCACGTCTTGCTGGCTCTCGTGTGATGACGAGAACAGCGGCTGCATTGTCATCCTGATTCGTGAACATCCTGTCCTGAACGGCATCGAGGAGGACTTTGATTGGCGCGTCGATGTCCGGGTGCATCGGGAGTGCATGATGGACCACCACGAGGGCGGGGGGATCAACAGCTTCACCACTGAAACTGGCGAGGGCATTGAAGGCATCAAGCCACTTTTTCTTCGCATGGTGCGATGTCCTCCAGTGTTTTGATCGCAGCCTGTTTCCGAGACACTGTCGGAGGAGCCAGATCGGGTCTTCCTTTTTCCATCGGGCGTGGGCCTCTGGGTCCTTCTTTCGTGAGGGGGGGTGGGAACCCCGTATCTCCACTCTCACCGTGCTCCTCCACAATGCTGCGTACGACAGTTGCTGCCCTCGCAAGGGCGATGAGAACATCGGGAAGATGCTCGTTGACGCGCTCGATGTAGTACCCCTCGGGTCTCGGCGCTCCGGTGAATGGATGGATTCCGCACATGAACTCAGTCATCTGCGCATCAACGTATGCCATTCGCTCACGTATGGTGTAGTTCTTCAAGTCGCCATGCCCCGGCTTGACAACACATCGATGTATGTCACTGAAGCAGTGTGGCCCGCTCATGTCTCCCATGTCAATTCCCCTGAAGTCCTGCGATGACGAATATGGCACCAATGATGATTGCAAGTATCTGCATCTCACATGGCTCATAGTGATGTCGGACTTTTGTGAGTGCGTTTTCGACCTGATGCTTCCAGTATCCTGAGTAGGCACCGTCTCCCAGGTCCTTCTTCAGCTTCCTGTATGTCTTGCCGCTTTCCCAGCGAAGGTACTGCTTCACAAGAAAGAAGATCATTATCGTCAGGCCTATCGCTGTCATCCCATCTCCTTGATCACGCACGCTCCCGGATCAAAGTGATACTCAAGAGCGACAGTCTCCCCCTGCTTTGACTTCTCGATGTTGCAAATCAATTCGTTGTACCTCTTGTCCTGATTCTTTGTCGTGATGCGGGGATCACGGTATGGCCTGTAGAGCACGGCTCCGACGAATGCCTTCTGTTCAGCAGCGCCAAGCCATTCCACATGGCGCAGCCCTGGCATCCCTCCGGGAGGCTCGCGTTCCCATTCGCGATTCAACTGTGCGGTCAACATGAGAGGGACTTCCAGTCTCTCTGCCTCTCTCTCCATCATGGCCCAGCAGTACTCAAGGAAGTCTCGTCTGCTTCTCCCGTCTCCGCTGCGTGCGTAGATCGCCTGTATGTAGTCAACCCAGATGACCTGACATCCATGTCGCACGACCATGTCGCTCATGATTCTGAGAACATCCACGAGCCGAGCCCCTTTGGCATCTGACAACTGGATGTTGTCCAGGTAGTTCGTCTCGGCAGATGCCTCAAGCGCTGCCTCTTCGTCGGGCGTGAGAGGAACATACCCCTCATCCGACACGACTGGTCGGCTCAAGATCTGGTCACGGATCTTCTTCAGCGTCACTCCAGAAAGGCGGCTCATCCATCTGGATGCCCACACCGAGCGGCTATCCTCAAGTCCGATGACGCCCACTCTGTGCCCTGCCAGTGCCTGCTGCGTGACTATCTGTGCAGCCCACGAGGACTTCCCGTGGCTCGTGCGTGCGCAGAACAGGTAGGTGCACCCGGGGACGAGAGCACCGATCACATCATCCAGCTTCTTGAAGCCTGTCTTGATGCTGGTGCGCTCCGAGGTCCTCCTGGACTCCCAGACATCCTTCACGATGCTGCGAACGCTTGACGGGGAATGTGTGCCCTGCGTGCTGAACCCAACGATGTCCTGCTGTAGGGTGAGCACTGCCTCCTGGGGTGTAATGTCCCCGCTCGACAGCGCATTGAGCCTGTCGCAAACTCTTTCATCAATCGTTCTGGCAATCGCGTAGTGCTCAAGGAGGCCGTGGAGTTTCTCCGGTGCCCCCTTGATTGCGGGATCTTCCATCGACTTCCACAGGGTGCGTACATCCACGTGGTTTGCGCGTGTGAACTCACCTGTGAGGCTGATCTCGTCAAATGACAGCGAATCCAGAAGGGGATCTTCCGCACCCCTGCGGGACACTGCCTGCTCGAACATCCTCCACATTGAGAGGAGGTCCTGATTACCAAAAAGAAGATGAGGCTTGGAGACGTTGTTGACGTATCTGGGAATGCGAATCAAAGAGGCGAGGAAGTATAGCTCGGCCTTCCATGTGGCCTCCCCGTTGATGCGTCGTGCGATCACCTGAACCTCCACTCACTGGTTGGTTTCTCCACCAGCATTGCCGCACATCGAAAGAACACTGAGAACCTGTAGCCCCAGCGAGCCTTCTCCTTGTCTTGAAAAAACGCCCTCATCGAACTCGACAGGCGGTCTCCGAGAGCATCGTGGAGGCTGATCCAATCACGTCGCTCGGTCCAGTAGTCTCCGCGAGTCCTCATGTACTGGGTGCCTGTTGTCTGACGAAACAAGCCATCCCATTCTTTCATGAGTTCCTGGACTGGAACCGCCTCTGAAATCTCCTCGGACCAATCACCCTGCAACAGAGCAGCGCTCGGCGCAAGATCGATGGTCCACACTCCCCTCTTGACTGCACCCTTCTCGAGGGAAATGGCCCCATGCCGAGCCAGACCCGTCACTGCATCCTCGAATCGCGCCCTCGTACAATCGAGGCGCTCTGCAAGAGAAGCAGGGGCCAGATCGAACTTCAACGAGCCTGGCCCAGCATGAGACGCAAGAATCACAAAGGCCCCGATTCTCATGGGGCTGTTGAATGCCGGGTGCTCCTTGAGAGCCATGACATTCAGGTTGACATCCATCCTAGAATCCGATGTCAGCGTCCTCGGGGATCTCCCCGAAGGTTTCCCACTCGTTGTCCATCAGCCGGAACAGAACGCCACCCTTGCGGGGGTTTGCTGGGTCGGACCACTTGGCAGCAAGCTGCGCTCCTGAGTCCGATGCGTAGCTGGATCCGCTATTGTCTGGAGCAGGCCAGTCCACGCCGTTCTTTGTGTCCTTGAATGGCCACGTTGGGGCAGCAGGGCCAGCGGGTGCGCCCGGTCCTGCCGAGTTGGAACGGGGAATCCGTGCAACAGAGGACGCATTGACCTCTGTCTTGTACTGCTTCACCCCGTCTTTGTTGTCCCAGGATCTGGTCTGGAGGCGTCCCATGACAGTGACAAGGTCCCCCTTTCGCAGCCCTGAAAGCTGATCTCCAATGAATTGCCACGCGACGCAGCGGTTCCACTCGGTGACTTCCTGCCCATTGGGGAGTTTCTCACTAGTGGCAACCGTGAAGTTGACCAGCTTGGTTTCCTTCTGTCCGACGCGCTTCTCTTCTGGATCGTTTGCAAGACGACCGAGAAGGAGAACTTGATTCATGTCTGCCATTGAACGCCCCCTTCCCTACGCCGCGAGCGACGCCTTTCGGAACTCCTTGCAGAGTTTGCCGATCTTGCTTGAGGCAACCCGTGCGCGACGACCTGCCGCCTGGTTCCCGTTGCCCAGTTGTTTCTCGGTATCACCAACGAGATCGTTCGCAAGCGAAGCAATCTCATCTGCCAGTTGCTTGGCATTCATGATTCTCTCCTGTTGTTGTAGAAACGAGGCATCTATAAGGCCATGCCTCCCTGCGCCACTTCAGTCCAACCGGGTGGGGACGGCGAGATGGGATTGATGAGCCAGGGTAACTCACCCCATCGACCTGTTTCCACAGGCTGCCACGTAGCCTGACGCTACGCTCCCGGCCTCTCATGGCGTCCCATGAGAGATGCCCCTGAACCGTGCCAGAGCGACCAACACGGCCCTTCATAGGACTGTCGTTCATGCCACCCTCAGATTGAAGATGTCACTCATCTTCTGGAGAGTCTCCTTCGTAATGGCCCCCGCTTGCAAGGCCTGATGTGCATCATCAAACCCAGTGGTCTGAAGCACGGCATTGCGGAGGTCACGGAAGTTGGCTCCCTCTCTCAACATCTGCTGGGTGAAAGCACCCCACTCCTCGGCGGTCACATCGCCCTTGGCCTCCACCCTGGGCGGCTGTGGTACCGGCGCAGTGGGTACTGGCGGACTTGCGGGCTCTTCCTGCTTGACCGGCTGCGGAGGTTCATCCGCTGCCTTCAAGGCTCCCGGCAGGTTGTAGCGCGTGCCACTCTTCTGGCCGGTCATGATGAGAGACCCCTCTTCCACCATCGCCTTGAGCGCATGAGATGACTGGGACTTGGTGAGCCCCGTCGCCTCACGAATCTCACTCACCCCGGCCTTGCGGCCAAGCCCATTGAAGAACCCAAGGATCATCTCCTTGCGATCGTCCATCGACAGATTGCCCGGAGACCGTCCCGGAGGGGGCGGTGCATCTGGCACTGCTGGCGCAACAGGCTTCAGCGTGTCCATCTTGCGCTCAGTTGGCGCGGATGGAACAGGCGGTCGGTTCTCCTTGAACACGTCTGCCTCCTCCTCGGAGTAGATGTGTCCTGACAGGCCAGCCAGCTTCAAGATGACCCGGTCCTTGGCGCGCTTCTCAGCCATGGCCAGGGGGTACGGGTTCTTGTTGTTGTCGCGAGTTGCCTCGCCAAAGCTCCACGCGCTGCGGTCACCGAGGTGCCCCGTCACGCAGATGGCTGCTGCCTTCTTGTCCAGATCGCAAGCAAGAATCTGCGGTGCATCAAACGTGATCCCGTTCTTGTCTGCAATTCGTTCGAGATACTTGTGATAGATAACCCATGTACCATGGCAATCCCAGCAAGCCTCCCGTGGATCCACATCGTTGTCTTTCAGGATGTTCCTGACGAACTCGTGCATCTTTGGCATTGTATCAATCCTCCCTCACTATGATGTCTTCCAAGGAGACCTTCCCCTGGCAGGCGTCATATCGTTTGCACCAGCGAGGGTCACACCTCACTGCTGTCTTTGCTCCTGTCTTCTTGTCGATTCTCCCCCAGACCATCTCGTCTGCCTTGTCTGGGATGGGAGGAATGGTCCCCTCCCTGATGTGTTCCTCGACAAGATCGAAGTGTTCGAGCGTCACGTCGTGATCTACCTCTTCCACCTCAAACACACACGTGTGAATGCGAGGAAGCTCTTTCTTCCCCCCACCCCTCATGTATTTCGTTGGCCTCTCCTTGGCGCAGTAGACGACCATGCATCCACCAAACTCAAAGCCCTCAAAGTGCAGGTCACACAGCCTCGTGTTGCGCACGGCATCGTATTGTTGTGACTGATCGGTCACAGTTGAGAATGCGTACACCTCAAGCTGCTTGCGGTGGTTCGCGCTGGGATCTCCATTGCGGTCACCCTGAACCTTCTTGTACCCAAACGTGCCTGCGCTCTTCACGTCAAACAGGAACCACTTCCCAGCCAGCGGCGACCCCTCTGGCATGAAGGCAATCCCATCGATGTGTCCCTTGACCGGCACCCCATGCACCGGGGTGATGGCGGTGACCTCCATCTGGCTGCACCCAACGGGGATGCCAGCGGCCTCCATGTAGGAGATGATGCGGTCCTCGATGTCGTGCCCCTGGTGGAAGACAATCTGGTCACCGTACAAGGGGTTGGGAGGGTTGGTCCACGGCACACCCATGGCATGGAGAACCATCTCACGGGTGCAGCGGGACACGGCACTGCCACGATGGCGGTACTTGCCGTCGCCCTTCCCAAGCTCTGCGTTGTTTGCAGCAGTGAGAATCCGCTGGGATATGTCTGATGCAATCGCCCTCATCTCTTCCTCCAGTCAATGTCCCACTGCGAATAGTTCAGGATGGGCGGGTAGTCATTGAACAGACGCACCCTGTGCCAGAAGAACGGATCAATCCTGTCCCTCTCGTGAGGGGTGTACTCCTCCAGCAGTTCACACTCCACACCACACTCACCGAAGAAGGCCACGAGCTTGTCCCGTATGGCCCTCGTCGGGCATTGGACAGCCCTTGCCCCATCCACGCGGATGGATGCGCCTGCGTCGAACACAGGGGCCTGCTTCTCCATGGTGTCGATCGTCCCATCGGGGACGGTGAACCAGCACGTCTCATCTTTCCAGAACATCAATCAACCCCACCCCAGTAGAATATCTCGGTCCCTCCGAGGCTTCCCCAGGAAGCGCTGTTGAGAGCATCGATGATCGCATCCTTTCCCGTCCCCACCTTGATTGCATGGGCGATGATCCGGCAGTCGGGGTTGTCCCTATGGACCTTCGCCTCATCCCGCGCCGCTTTCAGGGCCTCTTTCTTTGTGCGGTAATGCACCGGATGCCATCCGGGAAGCACGCCATCAAGTACACTAACTCTGTAAATGTTCATTCCTCACCCCTCTTGTGCCACACGTCTTCCGCCGTGGGGTCGGGGAATCCCGGACCCATCACGTCAGCCAGAAGCGCATCGCCATTGGTCTGCGATTCGAGGATGGCCTCGATCTCTTCAATCTCTTTGTCTGTCATGTCGCCCTCATATGGAGCGCAGCGCCGCCAGAGCCCTGCACACCAACTCATTGACCATGTCGTTCATGGTCCTGTCTCCACGCACATTCTTGTACGTGTTCATCTGTGCCATCTCATTGTCGGACAACCAGAGGAACACCTTTATCTTGTTCGTCCTGCCCTTCAACGAGTGCGTACGTATCAGCCGCTCCATCCCGCCACCCCCCTCGCTGGGGAATGTGGATGGGCCGTCAACTGTTTGCCTCAATAGCTCACCCATGAATGCTTCATCACTGAGCAACTCGCCCTTGCTGCGCCGGAGGTCATCCGCCACACGCTCGGCATAGTCCAGCGCTGAAGAGGGCGGGGAATCCGCATCCTCAAGGTCACTGGGTGACACGGGTTTCTTCTCGGTCATTGACTGAAAACCTGCTGATGTTGGAGCCGTCAACTCTGGACACTACTGACTCACATTCTGCTTTGCAAGCCCCAAAATGAAGGTTTGTACCGACAAAGGGTCCATCCCCAGCACCATGTGCCCCGCAGTCATCGGGTCATCCGCATCCCTTGCGGGTGCCTCTCCAATGATGGCTAGGTAATCACCAAGCGCAGACACCAGGGCTGCATCAGGTGACACCTCTTGAAGCATTGCAATCCTGCGCACAAGGCTCTCCCGAAGATGCCCGGTCAACTCTGCACCAGACATCACCGTCTTGTGTATCCTGTCCAGATGTGTCTCAACTGATGCGCTCATTGCGGTGCGCATCCCAATGAGGAATGCCTCATCCACCCGCACTGCGCTAAAGTCCTCATCTTTGACTGCGACGCGCAAGTTTGTGGCCGCAACGGTCAGCCATGCTGCATGGCCGCACCGCACGTTGTGCCTGTTCATCCAGTCAACTTCTCTTTTCTTCAGTGCCCTCTTGGCCAGCAGTAGATATGGCATCACTCCTCCTCAATCATGAACTCAAGACGGCGTGCGGCATCTCGCTCCATCTCGCCCATTGTCAGCGCCTTCCCGCGCACAATGCCCAGCCTTTCTGCGATCTCATGGCACTCCCAGCACGACTCCCCAATGCCCTGCCGCCCGTGTTTGCTGCGACGTGGGGTGCGGCTTGCCAAGAACTCGTCCTCAAACGCAAGGTTCTCCTTGAACTGCGCAAGAGAGCCCGTTTTTGTGGTGTATTGAATGTGGAGTATCTGGTTGAGCCTCAGCTTCTTGTGCCATTTCCTTGTCCTTTTCCCGTTCCACCACCTGCCGTCTTTCCCGTATCCGATTCTCCTCCGCTTCATCACCCCTCCTGATATGATTGACCCAGCACGACCGGCACCTGCCGTCAGACAACATTGACACCCTGGCTGATCGCCCCCGCAGGGGCTCGCCGCACTGGACCAAACCGAATCTCACTCCTCTTTGAAGAGGAACAGGTCCTCGTTCGACTCCTTCTGCGCCGGCTCTTCCTCGGGCCACATGCGCGACTTGCCCTTGACCGACTTGAAGAACTCCTTCGCCTCATCGAACGTGCCCTCGAAGCAATCGGGGTGGTCGGGGTGGTCATCCCAATCGTGCTTGCCGATTCCAATGTGGACCTCCCACCTGTACACCTCGACACACTCCCCATCTCCCCAGTCTTCGAGCTTCTCTCCGTAGTTGAGGTCACTCCACACATCGTTGCACGACTCGTGTCCGCATGGCGGCTGACCGGGGTGGGGCTCGGGGTCGGACTCGTCGCATTGCCTCAAGTAGTATCCCATCACTCCTCCTCGGGCAGTGCGTCGTACACCCGGACAAACCCACTCAACTCCTGGCCAATCACGTTCTCGAAGTGGTCCTCAAACTGAACCTCACCGGGAACAATCAAGCAATCATTCACCCAAACCGAACCCTTGTTCCCATCCACCTCAAGGATGTGCCCCTCATCCAGCGCAGCTTGCGCAAACTCAAGGGCATCCTCTTCCGTGCATGGGTCAAGCCTCAACTCCACGTCAACCCACAGGGTCACAGGAACCGCAAAAGAAACTGTCGTCATCACTCCTCCCATGGCGTCTTCATCCACGCCGACACGTAGAAGTAGTCGCCCCTTGCTGCACCGGCCACCTTGATGATGTCGTCCTCATGCAGGACGTGCACCCCGGGCTCGATGCTGTTTCCGTACTCACTCTCATGAAGCAGTGCATCAAACGCCCCGAACACATCCTTCCTGGCCTCGGACCAGTAGTACTTCAGGCGCTTGATGTCCCCCTCCTCCCCATGCCATGCGTTGAGGTGAATGCTGATGTCCAGCCCCGGCCCCCAGTAGGACCGCCGGTCGTAGTTGCACCGGGCACCCCACCACGCAATCGTGTTCTCCGGGACGACCTCTGTCAGCCCGTAGTTGTCATCCCCCATCACTCCCCCCTTTCAACCTCGCGGAAGCGCCGCCGAGCCCACCCTTTCGCACGCCTGGCGAAATCCACCAGCACGCCCTCTGGAACCTCCGTGCCCAACGGCCCGAAGACATAGTCCCCGCTGACAAGAAGGCTCCCGTCATGATTGGGCTCCCATGTTCCGTACTCGACGAACTCCTCATGGATGAGCCTCGCAAGCACAACACCATGGTCGTACTTCAGAACCCTCCATCCGTACTCACGCAGGGTGAACCCCGGAAGCTCGATGTCGTACAGCGTTTCTCCCCTCTCTTCTGTCGGAGGACGCATCACACCTCCTCGAACCCAATGACATTGAACCCATCCTCAGTGAACTGCGGGGCCACCTTGCCCTCCGCAATCTTGCGAAGGGTCGGCTTGTCCACCTTGAACAGGCTCCCCAGCGCAGTCATCCGCGCCGCCAGGTCATCCGCATCCTGCTTCCGCATCAGCGGACCCGGTGCCACGTCCAGCCCTCCGACTGCGAGGGTTGCGGTCAACTCCGCATGCGTCCCCCGCTGCCACGAGTGCCGGTCGTACAACATCGCGTTCTCATACATGCCTTGAGCATGAATGCGGCTTTGAATTGTTCTTGTCTGTCCCATCTCTCCTCCTTACCTGTGCGAGGGAATCACGATGTCTTTCCGAGGCTCCCTGCCCCAGTCAACAACGCCATCCTCCAACGCATTGCTTCCATTGCACAAACCACAGTCCACACATTGGATTTTGTGTGAGTCAAAGAGACACAGTATCTCCCCCTCACCCACCTCATCATCCGTACGGAATGTCCTGAACCCAAGCGCCCTTGCCTCCTCCCTCTCTTCGGGGGAATGCACGGACGCCATCGCATACTTCGCCATCCACTGGTTGTCCGGGTTGCGCCAGTCGTGCTCGTACAGGGTGTGCATCTTCGGTGCCTTGAGCAGTGGCTCAAGCACATCTCTCGGCACGCTCGACCCGTTGCCATACGAGCCGAACCGCACCCGCTTCCCTGTCAGCGCATCCCTTGCCCTCTCGAAGTCCGCCCCCATCGGAAGCAGCGCCTTGTATTGAGCGCTCATCCTGTACGGGAGCACGTAGCAGGGGAACTCGGCCACCTCTTCGCCCTTTTCCTTCGCCTCCTTGTGCAGGCTTGGCCGCAGCGGGCAGAACTTGCACACGGCAACGTCACCCCCGCTCCGCACGGCCTCCACCGGATGCTCATCCTTGACCAGCACCCCCACCTGTACCATCGGGCCGGTCTTCTTGTTCTTCGATGGTCTGTCTTCGCATGACACACCCAACATGACGGTCGCTCCGTTCACGGTGGATGGCCCTTCCCATGCTTTGATTGTCATTCGCCCTCCTGTTGCCTTCGTATCAGCGTCGTCTGGACCGAGCCCTCGTCGTCCTCGGCGCAGTCGGTTGCGACGTGGTCGGGGTTGGGGAAGTCCTGAGCGGAGCGACTCGCAAGGTCTTCAAATGAATACTCACCCATCCCCCATTTGTTGGCCCAACTGAGCCAGTGATATTGTCAGTCGGGAGAGTGCGGCCCTGCCGGGTCCGCCTCTTTTGTGATTTGGGTTGCCTCAACGAAAATCATGGATGGGAATTCCAGCATCCCCGGCCCGTGCTTCTCGCTGCAAAACCCCCGCCTGCACACATGCGGAATGCAGTGCGCCAGTATCAGGCCCCGCTCCTCACTCATCCATCCCCCTTGGCATCCATGTCCCACACCTCGAACACACCCCCCAGCGCAGGCTCAACGAACAGATTCCTGCTCGGGTGCTCATCGCAATACGCCATGGCATCCGCCTCAGTCAGGAACTCTTTGACCAACCTCATTCAGCCTCCCACGTGTTGTAGAACAGAGTCTCCCCTGACGACGGACAAGTCATTTCCCTGAGGTATCGCCGCCACACTCGCCCCCGATGCCAACGCCTCCAGCCCCTGCCCCAGGTAATCTCCTCGTGGACCCGAACAATTGCCCACACCTCCATCGGGAATGGGCTCCACCCCTCATCAATGGCCTTGTCGGACCATAGGTGACGAACCTTCCGCGCCGCTTTCACCGCACGGGCGAGTCGCTTTCTGTCTTTTGGCTTGGACTCACCGCCATTCATTCATCCTCCTTCGTCAGCACCACATCGTGGCAGTCGGCGACTACCTCAGACACCGCATCGCCATCGCCGTCAGTCCACACCCGGCGGAAGCTGGCGCTCCCAATCGAGCCATCGCTACGGTAGCGAATGGAAAGAATCTCACCCCGGAAGGGGAGATACTGACGATGCTCGCGATGCCGCACGTATCCATCCAGATGCCCGAACCGGACACTGACAACATCGCCCACATTGAACCTCACGCATCCCCCTTGGCATCCCCAACACACGCGTCGTCGTCGTCGAATTCCCCGCCGTGCTCCTCGACCAGGCGTTGTCCGAATTCGATTGCCTCGTCCAGCAACTGCGAAGGGTCCGCGTCCGTGGTCAACTCAATCACAATCCTTTGTTTCCACATTCACTCCTCCCTATCCAGCAAGCATGACAAGTGTTTCTTCTGCGCCATAGACGGCACGCTCTCCACAGCACTCGCACTCGTACCGGCGCGCGTCTGGCTCGGCCCATCCGTTGACACCGGAGGCCTCCTCCCCGCACGCATGGCACACGCCCACGCCATCCTGCATGGACTGGAGAATCTCAATTGCCAGGTCCACCATTTGCTTCTCTTTCATGCCTCCTCCTGTTGGTTCACTCAATCTTTCCACCCCACCAGGGCGGCGCGAATCGACGTGACCGTGTACGGTGCCCCGTCGGGTGTGTGCGGCTTTTCCCCCAGCGGAGCCAGGCCCCACAGGGTTCGGTATGTCTTGGCCGCCGCCTCGTCCAGAGTCCGACAGTGGTCCACATTCCATCGGGCCATCCTGTGCAGCCCCTCATTGCCAGTGAGCCAGGTGTACACATTCCAGTGGTTCCAGTTCTTGTGGCCGTTGTATTCCATCAATAAACCTCCTTCCCGAACAGGGCGCACTGAATGAGCGCGTCGGAGGTGTCACTGTCCCCCGCCCGCCGAATCAGGTCGTTGAAATGGTAGGGGTACTTCGTCGCAAGCACGCGAATCCCCTCCTTGATTTTCTCACGGGTCAGCGCGTGCTCCTCGCCTCGTACAGTGGTCAAGAGAATCGCCCCTCCCACGTCCTCGTACTCATCGCACCAGCGGACAATCCCGCACTCCAGCCCGTTGAGGATTGCGTCACTAATCACCCCGTCTGGAATCTCATAGTCCACTCGAATCTTCATCCATCCTCCCTGCCACTACTTCACAGTGGCAAACTGGCTCCAATACTCGACGCTCTCTGCGTACTTCTCACGGTCAAGCGCCACTCCCGACCCCCCTTCGTCCACTCCAAGGGCATTGCGGAACAGGGTGGCGGGACACATTGGCGATTCAGTGTGGGCCATCTGCCCATTGATTGACACAATCGCCCAATCCCCCTCAATCTCCTTCCCTTCGACCCTCAACTGCTCGGTCGTGTAGAGAATCACATCGAGGACGCGTGCCTCGGGAACCTCCACATCATCGGATGAGAAGTACCTCTTGAGCACTGGAAGCTCGGTCGGTCGCCTTGCCTTGTACTCCGTGCGAAGCAGGTGCCTGTTCTCGTCCGTGATAGGCACCCCGCCCGACAGGCACCCGGTCCAGTTCAGGACGAACAAGTGCTTGCAGAACGGCGCGTACCCCTCAACGAGGAGGTCTTCCGGCTCCCATCCGAGCCCGTCGGACATCTCCCGCACAGTCTCCTTTAGCCTGGAGATGAACTCCCCCGGTCCAATCCCGTTGCCAATCTTTGTCCCCGCAAACTCGGGGTTGCTGCCGAAGTGCCTTCCGGCAGCCATCGGTGTAATTGAAATCTCCATTCATCCTCCTCTAGGTGTGAACGCTCCCCTCCGGGGAAACCCCGGCCTGTATGATGATGTCATTGCACAGGTGCGGAGCCTTTCCCTTCTCCGGTCGGCACACATTCACCAACACCCACCCAGGCGGTAGGCCTGCAACGCCCGTCCCGTCACGGTCATACACCACGTCCGTGTATTCCATGTCCGACTTGTACCGCAGCACAAGCCGCTTGATTGCATCAAGCTGTACCTCAGTCATTCATCCTCCGTATCGCTTTGCTAGTTCCTGCATGCGCCTGTCGAAGTCCGTCACCGGCATGCGCGTGCGCTCCATCTCACAACGGAAAGTCCTATTCTCCGTCAGCGCTTCAATCACAATGTCCACCCAGTCTCGTGGCAACTCACTTGCCCTGACCAACAGGTTCCGTGCGTGTGGAGTCCATGCCGGGAAGTCCCGCCCCCCAACGTGAACCATCCCAAACGTCGGTTGCTCCTCCATCCAACACCTCTCCCAAGTCAAGAGTGTCAATTCCCTTCCATGCAGCATCGCACTCGCGACACGGGCACGCGTCCTTGTGGCCCCGCGTTTTCTCCACTGCCACCCGCACCGCTTCACTCACCTTCAATTGCATGCCGCCCCCTACCAAACGCCCCACCACAGGGCCATGCCAAAGACGGCCACCATCACAGCAACCGACCCGAACACGTCACACAATGCATCACTCATCGCTTCCCCCATGCGCCACTAGTCAACATCGCCACCACCAGCACGCTCCATGCTTCAATCATGCCCCCGCTCCCCTCGCGCCCCACTTGAGGCGCAGCCTTTCAATTGTCTTGGCATAGTGCTTCTGTTCCTTGCGCTCCTTCGCCTCGCGAATGTCACGCAGGTGGTCTGCTCCATTCTTCCTCATTCACTCCTCCTATCGGGCATTCGTCCCGGTCCATTCGTCCAGCGTCCATCCGCTGGCCTTCATCTCTTCCCGGACCACCCGCCCGGTCCTGATTCCCAGTTCGCGCAGCCTCTCCCGTGCCGCCATCCACGACTGGGGCTTCAACTCCCCCGAGCACCCACGCTCCGGTTTGACGATAGCCATCCACCACGCATCCGACGCAGGCACAACCGTGTCTCGTGTGGATACAACGTGAACGTCGAAACCCTGCGAGACGGCGTACTCAAGTCGTCCCGTGGTACTCAAACCAGAGCCACGGCTAAGATACGACTGAATGTCCGACGTCGTGAGGACGGCCACATTCTCAAATTGAACAGTCATTTGAAACCTCCGTTGGATTGTTCGCGTAGAGCCCGCGCCCGCTGGTATTCCTACCAGGTTGAAATCGCCCGCTTCTTTGCGGACTTGCGGTCCCGCTCCCGTGCTGCAATCTCGGCCTCACTTAGCGTGCGGAAGATAGGCGCTTCAACCTTCGCGGTCTTGCGCTTCCCCTTCCGTGCCGAAACCTTGCGGCGCTTCCGAGCGGGTTTGCTCTTGCTCTCTTCGCGTTTGCGCTTGTCACGCAGTGTCCATCCCTCGCGGGAACGACTATCGGGGGACATGCGCGTGACCGGGGAGCGTTTCTCCCGTGGCCAATCGCAATGTGTGTCCCCATGGGTATGAATCACGGGGCCCGATTGCGTGGCGATTGCGCGGTTCAAGAGACGTTCATCCCGTGGACCCTTGGCACCGTCGCGGTCCCTTCGAGTCTCCCGCGCACTGGCAATGTCTGCCAGGCGTGCGGCTCGGGCGTCGTCTCGTCTGGACTGTGCTTCCGTCTTGACATGCGGAACACGCAAGACATCGTCACGGTCCGGGTCCAGGTCTCGAATGCCGGAAGCGCTACAAAAGCGCCTCGCGGCTTGTCGGTGTGCTCGGAGTCGGTTCTTTCGAGCCCGTCTCTTCGCCGTCCTTCCGTTTCCCATAGCGCCCTCCGATAGAGGACGCGGACCCTACGCGAACAACCTAACGGCCCATTTCAGAACCTATGTATGCGAACACTCCCCGCGCAATCCCTTCCGACGTGCCAAGTCTCCCGACTCCCTCCCGGCGACATCCTGCGAGCAGGGGCCTTGACGGAGGTACACTCATGCGCGGCTTGTGCCGGTCCATACGCGAGCGAACCCGCGTCGAACTGGAAGGGGGAACCCTAGGAACGTCTCGACTCTACACCCTAGGTGGAGACCGACCCCGTTCGAGGTTCCCCGCTTCCTGCTCTAGTACAATGCAGACCCCATGCCACTTGTGCCAGTTCATCGCATAAAAGTGAAAAGGGCAATGATATCAGGCGCTTGCAGATGACACATTTCGTAAATGTATGGTGCCATATATGGTCATTCATCGGGTTATGTGACAAACCTTGTCATAGGCAAGTGACACATAGCGTCACATGGAGAGCGGTGCTCTTGTTTTGAATTGACGCATATTGTCAATGGGGCGCAGTCCGTCGGTTGTGGGGGCTCATGCGTGCGCGTACGCGTGCGTTGACAGAATGGCGGGGTTCATGGTGATCAAAGTTGCCAAAATGTCACGGGATCGGGGAGATCATGACCTTTCTGCATGGTTTTGACCCATGTGCATGCACCCTGCACTTATTGCGTAAGGGAGTCAC